AGATGTGCAATCAGATTTTGTGCAATTAATGAACCAAATATCATTGTCTATTTTAATGCTGTGAATTTTTCTGAGTATTGGTTTGCCGCCACAGAATGGGCAACATAATAATTCATTCGTCTTTTTCATAATTCACCTCTATTATAACGGCAGGTGCAGGATGTACCGTGAGTAAATCCCTGCTTGTGACACGCCTTTATCGCCTCACGGTTAGGTACCCACCTTGTTGTTATAATTGTTCTACGCTACGGATTTTGGATTTAAAATCACCCTGTATAATGGTATGTAATTTGAATGTAGCTCTTTCCTCACTTTCACCATAAATTATTACGTCAAATATTTCAGACGGATGCCTTGATACGATGAAAATAAATTTGAATAGATTCTTTTTCATAATTTTTCCTCTTCTTTCGATTGTCTGGTTTTACCTCTCCATGCAATGAAGGCGCAAAGACTCCAATCTTCGACTCCGTATTCAGTTTGTCTGGCTAACACCTCAAGAACTTCCAGACGAACCTTTGCGGATGGAAACCTTATTTGTTTCAAGGCTTTGGATACATCTTCAGGAGTTATATAGGTTCTTCCATGTTTTTCTGTCTGCACATACAAGGAACCATTCTACATTCCTTGCATGGCAGAATATCTCTAACAACTTCTTCATCCAAATACGCCTCAAAATCTCTGTCTATTGCCTCATCTGCATATTCTCCCATCTCATCCTCCTTTATTTAAGAGTGGATGGTCAATAGTAGCAACGTTGCAGTTGTTCATACTGGCATTATCGCTTTATTGACCATCCACTCACTTCCCCCGTAACTAAAATCCCACTGCAGTTAATTTTGTATTCCACTCAATACAGTCGCCATCCTCAAACGATAATCGCCCTTGTGGGCATTCATTGGCTATTTGGTCAGCTACCTTGATTAATAAGGTCGCAACGCTATCGAGACTTAAGACCTCTGCTTCAATGGATACTGTAAACTTCATAGCATTCATCTCATTTCACCTCCCCCAAATCACGTAATAGATAGTCCACAATATCAGATGATGTTATCACTTAGTTGAAAAGTTGCAATTTGAAACAGTACAATTTTTAACTTCATATGATCCCGCAAGCATTTCCAAAGCTTTCTTTTTTATATCGTCTCCCCCTGGAGAATTTATGATTTGCAATATTGCCTTTGTTAAATCTGGAAGAACCTTTTTTACTTGGTCTACATCTGCTCCAATATGAATCGCAGTCCTTTTATTATTTGGCATATATTTAACCTCCTTAGAATTAGAATTGTGATAACAAGCAGCCATATTCTATGACATGCGGTAACACGTGAGACATTGACCGCCCACTTACTTCCCCCAAATCACATAGTATATCGTCCACAATATCAGAACTACTATCAGTCCCAAGACTACATCCTTAACCGTTGCTACTTCTTGTAATCCTGTCTCAGCTATCACTTCAACTCCACCCCACAAGTCTTAGCATACCCCACAAAATTCGCCTCTACCTCTATAGCTATCTTCTCATCATTATAAAGCCTCGACTTCGCATAATACATCCCATCATTCTTCACAAGCCACATAGCTTTCCACTTTCCATCCTTTGAGTCCTGTTTCTCCCTTGAGTTATACACCTCATCAAACCAAAGAGGAAACTTATCTTGTAACTGCCCTCTCGCATAAGGTACTCTCCAAAGCTGACCAGTTAACTCACTCTTAGTAACATCCTCATGACATATAACCACAAGATGCCTCCCTGTTCCAAGCACCTTCATCAACTCATTCTGCACCAGCATTTTCTCCTTATTATAATCCGGCAGAGTTATCCCCTCATCCTTCCCTCCTCGTATTTGGTGAGCATTAAGAAACGCTATATGAGCTAAGCATAAATCAGCTATCGTAGTTAAAGTATCCCACACTAGTACCCTATATTCAGGATGAGCTATAAAATACTCATTCGCCTTCTTCACCTTTTCCCATCCCTCTGGTATAGTTCCTTTCTCCAGCCTATCAGGAGGAATCTCAATATAATCTATTCCCTCTACTCCCCTATTAACTAATTCCCCTTGATCCGTATCTACCACTAATATCGGCTTAGGCAACGTCCTTAGAGCCCACGTCTTTCGAGTCCCCGTAGGCCCATAAATACACGCCTTAAACTGATACCCTTTCTCCAAATTAATCTCGCTCGTCTTTTTTATCTCTATCTCTCCCATCCAAGTTCTCCTCTCTTTTATTTAACTTACTCGCATAAAGATCAAACAGCACTCCATTCAGCGCATTAATAATATCCTTAATCCCCACACTCTCCCCATATTGCATTATGTACTTAACCAAACAATTTCTCATCTCATGATAGTGCATAAGCTACCCTCCTTATTTCTTCATACATACCCAATAACTAGATGTAGACTCCTTGAGAACTGGAATACATCCTTCTATTGGCTCTGAGGGAGACACCTTAATCATTATATTTCTATAATAACTCTTAAAATAAAACTCTAACTTACTCGAAAATCCTTCCATCTCTTTGGTAAAGTTTTCCAGTTCTGTACCAAGCTTAGTAAGCAAAATACCTATAAATGCCCTTGCCTCATCAACCGAGTTGAAACTGATCTCAAACGAGCTGCTGTTAGTATATATCGCTGGTCTGTCATCTCCAAAGGTCTCATCAATAACCTTTGCAATCTCTACCCTCGTATGAAGATCTCTCCTCAAATTCATAATCTGTTCTTCTCTCCACTTTATAGTATCTTCAAAATCTTTTTCAACAGTCTCCACTAATGTTTCCATACCATTTCCCTCCTTTTTTATTTTATTCCTCCCAACTCTTCCACTTATCCTTCTTATAAAACGTAGCTGCCATACTCTCGAAAGTCTCCTCATTCGACTTACAAAGTGGCAAATACTCACACCCATGAAAACTTGGACAACTGTGAGTCCTCTTAGCCCAATATCCCTCTCTCTCACTCTCCAATATCCTCCTAGCCGTTTTTAAAACTCCTTTTTTAAACTCCTCAAAGTCCTCTTCATTAAACTTAACATTATCCCTCACCAACTCCACTCTCTCCCCTCCTACCTCAACTTTCTTCCTCACCTTAGTCCCTATAAGGTCTAAAAAAAATGTAGGATTAACTCCCATGAGTTCTTTAACCCCTAGAGCATATCCTACAAATTGATTATTGGGCTTAACTATCGTAAACTGACTTCCCACATACTTACTCGTCTTCCAATCTACCAAGCATATCTCCGAGTCCCACTCCCCAATCCTATCAATTCTCATCTTATAAACTACCTCTAACTCCCCCTCTGAAATAACCACAGAGTGTCCTATCTCTAACTTCAACGTCTTAATATAATCCTCCCTCCAACGCTTGAAGTACTCATCTAAAATAATTATCCCATTCCCAGGACTCCTCTCGTCATCCTTCTCATCAAACCATTTGGCATACTCCTCAGCAAAAGCCCTCAAACATTCATCTCTTGATTTCCCTAAATAAAACGCCTCCACCCCTTTATGTATCGCTATCCCAAAATAAGGAGCCATACTCTGGGGCTCAAGAGGAACCAAATCCAAAACGTGCCTTAAGTAGTACTTCCTCTCACACGAATCGAAGCATACTCTACTCGTGTTATCTAACTCCAACATACTTATATTCCCTCCTCTCTCAACACTCTAGCATCTTCCTTTTCCCCCTGAGTTTCCAACTTCTTCCCATAATACTTAATCGCCTGCGAGATCAAAAAAGTCATATCTCCTCTATGAAGACAAAACTTCTTCAACCTTTGCAGATCCTCTTCCTCCACCTTAATATGTATATCACGACTAGCCATTTAACTTATCACCTCCTTTCTTTCTTCTTCCTCCTTTAAAGGCACCCCACACCTAGACACCTTCGGCCTATATCCACACCTAGAACAAACTATCTTCCCCTTCTTCCAATCTTCCCAAAGTTTCCAAACCTTATTACATTTAGAACAAGCAAATTGCAACTTTATATTACCTCCACAAATGGACTCAGAATATCAATTTGATCTCCTGACTCCACAATTATCCACATAATTCACTTTAATCACAGCCATAAGTATGATTCCTATTATGCCTCCAACTAAGAATCCTAATACTCCTCCAACAATAAGTCCTAATTCAAACTCGCTCATAGAACCTCCTTTAACGAAGACATTTAAAACAAATTGGCTTACCTGGTGTCACTTTGACATACTTAACAACTATCTTCCCTTTTTTGTTTAAATCGAAATAAAACGGATGCTTTTTCCACTCCCTATATAAATTAGGGCATCCTCGCAATATACATTCCAAGTTAAACGGAGTTTCAACGACACCTGTTTCTCCACTTGCCATAAGACCTCCTTTAGTGCCGTTTTTATCTGGAACGGCAAAACCCTGCCATTATTAGTTTAAACGTGAGAACGGCTAAACTCACGGCTCTTTAGGTGGGGCATGATGACGTAACGGATACATCATGACGTGCTTAAAGACTCGGCATCACCAAGGCATTGGCTTGCCATTAAAAGTGATGATTGCTGGGTACTGGGTCATTCCCCTGTCTTTCCGTTCCTTTTCGTGCCACATACTACAGCCACCCACCGTTTCCTAAATCTCTAAACCCAATTCATTGGCAATCCCCCCAGTCAATAGCTATCTTCCTTTTGTGCCACAGCCAAATAAGTAAACAACTCCTTGATCTCTTCTTTCATACCTTCCTCCTCTCCCTCAACATCCTAACCAACGCCTCTTGATCCTCCTGTGTTAAATCTTTGAGCAACGAACTCACATTATCTCTCCTCCTCACCACTTTCTCTTTCTCTGACGGCAACGTAGCCCTCATAGCTCTTTCTCTTTTAACTTCCTCTTTCAACTCCTCCTTAGACATCCTCTTAAACATCTCTCCCCAAAATTCCTTATCTGCACTCTTAACCAAAAATACCTCTAACTCCCTAAAACTCATAGGAATACTTTCCCTAGACTTAATATAAGCACAATTAACAAACTCCTTCCCAACTGAAATAACACTAGCCAAATACCCTCTTGGAGTCCTAACTATATCATCCTCTTTTAACATACCTAATCTGTTTTGTCCTCCTTTTCAAGAAACAAATAATCTCTAACAACTTCATAAATTTTACCTTTGCTTGTAATAAAAGGTTGTTTACTTACAAAACTTAACTTAAGTGTTTCTTCTACCCAATCATCATCTCCATCATAAATAAGTATCCTTTTTACTATAGCCATTTTAGCCTCCAATAGTCTTAACAATCATGTAAATAATAACTACCCAAACTACCACAACCAACATTATCCAGATAAACTCCTTATTCATCTTTCTCTTCCTCACTTTTCTCATAATACTTCTTTATCTCTAACTTCCTAGGAAACCTAGCCTCCTCAGCTTTTAACTTCTCATCAAACACAAAAGGTAACCCCTTCACTACCCATCCTTCTATTATCTCCACCTCACTCTTCCTCCTCCTTTCTAAACATAACTCCCTCTCCACAATCTATAACATCATGGCTCCTTATAATTCCTAAGTACTTCTTAGCATACCTCTTACAGCTCTCCTCATCAAAATAAGTAGATGCTCTCATAAAATTAAATAGACTAACCTCTAAGTCTATAACTATTGTAAACTTTACCTTACTCATTCTAACTCACCTCCTTCTCAACCACCTTACTTACCCTCTTAAACCAATTCAATGCATTAAACCTAGCTCCTCTCTCATAACAACATAGGAACTTTCTACAAAAAAACTCCGAGGACTCATAAAGATAAACTCTTGAGTTCACTCGGAGTTTTATTAAACTTGGATATTTATAGCTTAGGAGAACTAGTTGTTTATTCAACTATCTCACCCTCACCACTTTCCCCTCAACCACATCAACCGAAGCATACCACTTATGAGCCTCTGGATAATGAGGACCTTCTACATAAGCCTTCCCCGTATAACTTGATTGGTCCTCTGTTGGATGAAATATACCCCCTGGTTGAAATATAGTTACAATCTCCCCTCTTTTTACCGCTTCCTTTAACTGTTTTTTAGTTTTAAAATTAAATCTCGTATACATGTCTGCCCTCCTTGTAGTTAGATTTTGGTCTATTATGGAACATTCAATTCATGACATTATTAGAAGAATTAATTGTTTATTCAACTGCTTTATCGATTTTTATAGCAAAAATTAACGCAGGTGCGTCATCTATACAAGCACCATATATATTGTAATAGTTTCCATCACTATCATAAACTATAACCTCATCATCACCTGCTCCACTAAACAACGATAATTCATCTATTAATTCTTTAACTTTCATCTTAGCCCTCCCTTCTTTCTCCGATGTTCTGTTGGAGTGTCAATATTTGGATTAAATTGGATTTACAATGACATATATGTATGCAATCGGAATGCCATAAAATAAAAAATAATTCATCAATAAAATCAATGGGTTATGATGACTGACAAAATGTCAAACGTACAAATTGTATAATTTTCGACCCCCTAACCCAACAAAACCCCATAACATATTGAAATCATTAACAAATCCCAATGCCCATTTTTATACATATGCCCATTTCAACACCTAACAAAACTCTTTCTACTCCCTCCTACCAATCTCTTCAATAATATCTTCTACCCTCTCCTTATGTGATCTAAAAACCACATAATTTATTCCAGCACCAACCAGCACCTCTCTAACTCTATTCTGAACATAACTTAATCTCCCCAACTTTCCAGTCTTAATCTCAAGAAACCAAACTTTATTATTCTTAACCAACAACAAATCAGGCCAACCACTACTAAAAACTTCAATCTTATTCTTCTTACACTCTTTTTTAACTCTAAACACAGCCTCTCTATGAGGAGTCATTTTATAACTCCTTATTCTCTTCCCCTTAATATCGCTCTTACTAACATATAAATCTTTCCACTTACCAGCCACCTTAGTTTCCCCTCTCTCTTCGTAACTCCCTCTTAACCTCTCCATCTTCTCCTTAAACTCTCCATAACTTTCAGTCTCCATCACTTCATTCTCCTTCTCTCTAACATTCTTTGAGTTCATAGTTTTAGCTCCTTTCTGTGGATTTATTTGGACGATTAAATTTTAACACATTTGATTAAATTTGTCAAGAGCCTATATAACATGTTGATTTTATTAATGAATTTAATGTAAAAAATTAAATTTTGAAACAAAATTTTTAACATAAATTCATTAATAAAATCAACATGTTATGTTATCCTTAAATCTTAATTCTGAACCCTGTCTCTCTGTCTTTCTCTACATCCATAACCAGTCATATAATCACATATAAGTAGCCATACGTAGCTATAAGTGTAATAGATAGTAGTATATGTATTATAATAAAAAAAATATATTTCTATATATATGGCTACTCTTGTACCTCCATATACATCCATCTCCATAGCGACAGACAAATATATAACGGGATTCAGAATGATGGATTAAGGAATTGTAATATATTGATTTTATTCATGAATTTATGTTAAAATATTTACATTTAAAAATTATAAAAATCATAATAAAATCAATACGTTATCCATATCATTTTCAAACATAATCTGAACCTCCACAACAACATCTAACCTCCTCCTCTCTTTCTTACCTCAACCCTAAGTTATTACTCAGTTCAAATTCATCCTGCGAGATGTTCAAAATTGTAATTAGGTATGCAAATTTTATCGAGTGCTCAAAACAAAATAATTGATGTTGTTTTTTCATCTCATGATAACATATTGATATTATTAAATAAAATCAATAAATGTCCATGTGAGGTCTAAAATCATACAATTTATAGCTATGAAATAATTACATAGGAGCATAACATATTGAAATGATTAATAAAAAATTTTTTTATCTTTGGCATTTGGATTGCATATAAAATAATCATGTTCTTTAAAAATTGAATAAGGACATTTTGTCAATCGAGTGCTCGATAAAATGACAAAATGTCGAATTTATCGCAAAACCGATAAATTCGGAAAAATCTAAAAAATCGGAGGGTAAAAAATGAAAAAGATCACATTGGAAAAAAACGAAATGATTAAAGGTGTAAAACAATTTGTTGGATCTCGTGAAATTGACGAGCCCGAAACATGGAACGAATTTGTTGAATTAATCAACGTTGAAAAACTCAACGCCATGGCTGATTGGAAAAGCGGTCGCCGTGTCAGGATTCAACGTGAAATCGCAGGTTCAACATCTCAATCGGAAAGATTGAATAAGATTGCCCGTAACGAGGGATTCGATTCATTCGATGAAATGATAAAAGCTGCAAAAGGTGAATAAACGGAATAAATGGAATAAACCGTAAAATTGGAAAATTCAAAAAAATGTGGAGGTGTCAAATGAGAATTGACATTCAAAAATTTAAATCAGTTGGATATATAATTGAAACCGATGGAAAAACGTTCATTGATATTTTTCCGAAAGATGGAAAAAATTATTTCCAAATGTTTCATGATGAATTTAAATTGCCCCGTATGTATGCTTATGATATGGAAGAGCGATTGCATATGTATCAAATTATAGCATTAATGATTGAATAACAAATTCACACAATCGGAGCTATGAAACATTTTCCGAAAAAATTTTCATAGCTCCATTTTTTTAGATTACTTTGTGAAATCTTTTCACAATTACGATCATGATTGTGAAGACGTTTACAAAATATCCTAAGAACAAAATGTCATCCGAGGACAAATTGTCAACAGCATGGGACAAAATATCAATAGGGGGAGGAGGGGGAATTTAGATTCAAAAAAATCACAAAGCCCCCCTTCTATATCTTTAGTACTTTTAAGTAACTCCATATAAGTTCATATAACTCCATATAACTCCACACAAGTTCATAACATGACTCGGAATAAGTCACTATATGTTTGTAAATGTGAGGGTATTATTATGGATAATTTTGGACTCAGGGTATCTTTTTGATATGTTGAATCCGTTTGTGGATTTATGTACTGGCATAAAATATAATTCTTGACAACTGACAACAAATATGTTACAATTTATCCAAGGACTAATTCAACTATGGATGAAAAGTTAGAACTACCCCCAAAGTTAAACCAAGCCGCAAGAATGAAGAGCTTAGGCTTCTCAAATAAAGATATATGTGAGAAGTTAGGCATCTCTGATTCGCATTTAAGTATTCAAAGCAAGTCGCCCCTCTTTATGAGTGTGGTTAAAGAGCTAAGAGAAGAGCTAGATGAGGCTACAAAGGTGGCTCAGAAAGTATTAATAGAGAGTGCTCCCAGAGCGGCTGAGAAGTTGGTAACTATGTTAGAGACAACCGAGCATAATGGGCTCAGGAGGTTGCTAGCTTTGGATATACTCAGAGGTAGCGGGGCTATCAAAAGTGAGAGTTCTAGTCCTCAGATTAATATAACTTTGAGTGAAAACAAGATGAACGTTATTTTAGAAACTATCAACCAAATTAAAGTTAGTGGAGGAAATGGAAGTACTAAGGAACTAGATTAATGCCTCAGAGTATACTTAGAGATATATTTCAAGCTCTCCCTCCTGAATCTCAACAAAGAGTAGTCTCACAATTTTCTGCTTACAAACCCCAAGGATTAGATATGTGGAAGAATTTCTTCTCCTCGCTCTCTAAGACGTATAGAGACCCAGAGCTAGGAGAAAGTGTTTTTCCAGTTTTGCCTAAGCTGAGATATGAAGAAGCAGGTAAAATATTGATGGGATTATTAGGGCAGGATCCTACTATGGGTATGATGAATCCTCTTATGTTCGCAGGCCTGAAGGCTACGAGGTTCGCTACTGCGAGTGATGCAAAGGATGTACTAACTCCTGAAGGAAAAAACTTCTTTATAAAAGAAGTCCAGAATAAATTTAGGGAAACATATCCTGTTGCGAACAAAATTTATGATGAAATTGCAATATTGAGAGGGAAGCCTGCGTTAGAGTCAGATATACTAAAATATGTAAGAGATAATTATGGGAATGAAGGCTATGATTTATTTATACAAGAATTTAGAAAATTAAAAAAACAAATGCCTAATTTAAATTTCCATGATAAGTGGGCTATGACTTTAGAGAATGTTGTAAATAGATATGAGAAAATTGGTGGCAAGGCGATAAAATGAGCAATGACCTTTTAGAAAGAGCCAAAGCTTCTCCTAAGTTCCTAGACGAGTTAAGGGAACTCTCCAAGAAGTCCCTCTATTTTTTATCCAGAGCCATCCTCGGATTTAGCGACCTAACCCCTCACTTACACCAAGAAGTCTGTAACCGAATTCAAGATATGAGTCTTAAGCATCAGCTTGTACTCCTCCCAAGAAAACATTTCAAGAGTACCATCTCCACGATTAGTTTCCCCATTTGGATCCACATCCAAGACTTTATTCCTGAGCTCGAAATGCGAGGGAGTGATGTCAGAATATTGATTGCTAATGAGAGCTCAACTAACGCTGAGCATTTTCTTAATATTATTGAGAATTTATGGGATACTAATGAGTTACTAGGAATCCTGTTTCCTCAATTAATTCCAGATAAGGCTAACAGAAAAAGATGGAACGCTAAAGAAATGTTGCTAAATAGAAAAGCAGTCTGGCCTGAGGCCTCTGTAGAAACAATAGGAGTAGGAGGAGCTGCTCAGAGTAGACACTACGAGATACACATTTTAGATGACCTTATAGGGAAGGAAGCTATGGAGTCAGAAGTAATCATGTCTAAAGCAATAACTTGGTTTGATTACTCGGAATCTCTTAGCGTTAGCCCCATGAGATATGTCTCCAGAGTATTAGGAACTAGGTGGAGCAAAAGAGACATATACCAGCATATAATGGAAAAAGATGCTAAAAAGTTCTCAATCTACTCTCGAGAATGTAGAGAAGAAGGTAAACCTATTTTTCCTGAGTGGTACACCAACGAATATTTTGAGGATCTCCTTCTAAAAAATCCTGCACACTATTTTAGCCAATATTGTAATAATCCTACTGATCCTGCTTCCTGTGATTTCAAAGAGAGTTGGCTCAGATATTATGAGTTTGAGCGAGTAAGAGATAAGCTTTATATACATTTCCAAGGAGACGACAAATTAGTTCCTTTTAGCGAAATAGACATAGTCGCCGCTTTTGATCCCTCGATTGATGAAAAACCTACAGCCTCAAGAAGAGCTATAGTTTTCTGGGGAATGGACTCTAAAGAGAGATGTTTCCTTTTAGACACATATGCCTCGAGAGATACCCTCGATAAAGTTATGGATAGCATCTTCTCAATGCACTCTAAATGGCAACCTCGAGTCTTCGGAGTCGAAGCTGCTGCTCTCCAGAAAATATTCATAATTGTAATTGAGAAAGAATGCAGAATAAGAAAGAAATATATTAGTTGTACTCCCGTTAAGGTTAGCACAAACAGGAGTAAAGATGCTAGAATCAGAGACATTCTCCAGCCTATAGCAAGCGAGGGGAGGATGTTTATAAAGAGGTCTGATATTGAGTTTACTCAAGAGTTCATAGATTTCCCTCAAGGGAGAACTAAGGACATCTTGGATGCATCGGCTTATTGTATTCAGTTGCTTAGAACTCCTCAGAGCGAAGAAGAAGCTCAAGCTGAGGAAGAGTATGAAGAAAGAATGTTAAATCAAAGGAGTGACGTAACTGGGTATTGAGGATTTATGGCTGAGGAAAAAGAAAAATCCTTCTTTGATTATCTTGGAGAATCCGTAAAGCAGAACCCCAGAATGAGATCTATAGAGAAGTACTTTCCAGGATATTCAGATGCTTTTAGTACCTCTTCGTTTTCTACTCTTCCAGTAGTAGCTATAACCCGAGGACAGTTGATGAGTAAGTTGGGTGAGCTGGTAGAGGGTATATATTCTTCAAAAAAGGCAGCTACCTTATCAGTTGGCCAAAAAATTCCTCGTAAGTTGCTTAAGGAGGTAGATGAGTTTGAATCTTTTAAGAATCTGCCAGAGAGTAAATCTAAACAAGTAGAAGAAGGATCTTATAGAGGAGCTATATGGTCAAAAAGGAATCCATATAAATCTATGGATACAGAGAAAACAACAATAGGAATTGATTCAAAAATATTTAATCCTTCTACATCTGCTCACGAATTTGCTCATGAGTTATACTATATGTTACCTGAGGCAGAGCAGAAATTTTTAAGTAAGACCTTTCAAAATATGTCATCTGATGATATTAATAACTTAATAAAGAAAACAGGAACTAGATTATATAATTCTTCTGAGCTCTTCTCAGAAGCTTTCGCTCAATACTTATTAGAAGGTGATAAATCTAAATTTAAAGAATTCCCTCCTTTTGTTAGACATATAGTTAAAAAATATTATAGACTAATGAAATAAAAATGGGTTAAGATATGACTAACGGATTAAACATCAACATTTCAGAAGAACAATTTAAACAGGCTCCCGAAGGCGAACAGAACTGGATGATCTTCAAAGCAGTAGAGAAGATCGACTTGAATGGTTGTAGTTTCGGGAGATCCTATCATAGAAAAGAAAGTTGGTCTAAGCTCGTTGCCATGTCTGGAGCATTTGGTGGGGCTCTTGTGACGGCGATAGCAATTTGGGCTTTTATATTAAAATGAAAATCACTCCAAACTTTGAAGATACTGAATTTGAATGCCATTGTGGATGCGGGGCTAAAAATATTCATGTTGGACTCGTTCACAGATTGCAGGTGGTGAGGGATATTATTGAAGATTCCATCATCATATTAAGTGGATGCAGGTGCAAGGACTGGAATGAAAAGGTTGGTGGAAAAATCGAAAGTTATCATCTTGCCTATAAAGGAAAACAGGGAGAGGCTTGTGATTGGACTACAGATGATAAGGCGAAACTGAAAAGGTTTGCTCTGTTTATGGAAGATAAGTGGAACGGAGGGTTTCATTTCTACGAAAGCAGGGGATTCATTCATTGTGATATTGGGGCAAAGAGGAGATGGACATGAGAGGGGGGAACTAAAGTGATGGGTTGCAAACAATGTAATACAACGGTAGGAGAATGGGGATGTCCTATACACAGTCCTAACCTATTTGTAAGAGAAAAAGATATCTGTCCTTTTGGCTGTCCAGTATGTCAGGGTAGGGGGTTTGTTCAAGGGGGATTCTATTCAACTACCATTGGAGTTTGGGCTTCCGGAGACCTTTCAACAGAACCATGCCGATCTTGTAATGGAACTGGTGTTCTTTGGAGGTAGAACATGAGAGAGAAACTTATCGTCTTAGGTATTGTCTTTGGACTTATCGCTTCTGTCTGGGCGGCAAATGAATATCTTGACCGTTACCAACTATGTGCAGATGCTAAACAGACGCAGAAGATGAATGAGTATAAGTTTAAATCCATAGATCTACGAACCATCAACCAGCAGATTTATGAACTCCAGAAACAATTCGGGGTTAATCCAAAGGATAATGAGAAGGCCGCAGAGTTGGAGAAGTTGAAGCAGGAGAGGAAACAGATAGAAGATGAAATGATGGATTTGAAGAAGAAGAAATGAGAGGATGTGATACCCAATGTTTACGAAACTCTGGACAATCAAGTTATCAGACTGGCAGAGGGGATTAGCGATTGCTATTCTAACCACACCGTTGACCATTATCTATGATTCAGTATCCACGGAAGCGTTGACTTTTGATTGGCGAAAGATCATAGCAGCAGCGATAGCGGGAGGGATAGCGTATATCCTGAAGAACTTACTCACGGGGCAACAGGGGAATATGCTTCGAAATACATGAAAGGAGAATTTATGAAACAAAAACTTCAATGGTTCTTAGTTACAGTCCTAATGCTAACTCTCTTAAGCTGTACTACTACACAAGAAAAGTGGAACGAACTAACTCCTGACGAGAAAGCACGCATCATCATAGGGGATATTCAAGCTCAGTTAGACGGAGCTTTCGACTCTGCTAAGCTACAAATAGGACATAAGCCTGAATGGAAAACAAAAGCAGTCCCCGCCTTTGATATGGCTAACAAAGCTATAGCAGATGTGATTAAGATAGGCAAAACCAAGCCTCTCGATCCTGCTATGGTTTACATGATGGTTCAAACTCAAGTATCTAATGCTCTCAACCTTTGTGTCCAACTCGGATGGATAAAAAAATAAGGAGGTCTTATGGATGCAGTAATGATTATCAACTTGGTAAACGCTTTACTCGGTGTAGCTTTTAGGCTTCATAACTCCATACAGCAAGTTCAAGGGACTCAGCCTATTCCAACATGGGATGAACTTGTAGATCAAAACAAGCTCTTACAATCTAAAATAGATGCTGAAAAATAGCAAAGGAGGTGATCTTATGCCATGCAAAGGTAAAAAAGGTAAAAAAGGTAAAAAAGCTGTAAAAGGAAGGAAGTAATGATTAAGTTACTCAATATCTCACCAGATAAGCGTAAGAAAATAGAATCTCACTTTGAGGAAGAAATCTTAAATGCTTTAAGTGGTCGAAGTGGATTTCTCACCAAATGTGAAAAATGGAGAAAGAACTTCGAAGGAGAACCCGACAGGGAGATTAAAAACTTTCCTTGGGAGAAAGCTTCTAACATAGTTATCCCTATCCAAGCCATGACCGCTAATGCTTTCGTAGCTCGTCAATATAACACCATGTTTCAGATATCTCCTTTTTGGACAGCTAAACCCAAAAACTCTAAATGGGTCGAGCATGCAGTTCCTACTCAAAACGCTCTTGAGTACTACCAACACGATGAGATGAAGTTTCCTATAACTACAATTCCCTGGATGTATGATAAAGCTAACCTCGGAACAGGTGTGGCTAAGTTAATCTGGCTAAGTGAACGAATCTATGATAAAAGATACTCTGACGATGGAGAGATTGTTGAAGATAACTACCTTGAAGATGGTCCTAGATTCCTCACAATAGCAATAGAAGACTTCATATTTCCTATTGACTCCATCCAGGATATACAGCTTACGCCTTGGATAGGGCATAGATTCAGAATCACTTGGGATAAGATAGATGCTCGAAGTAGGAAAGTAGCCGAAACCAAGGAGCCCATTTACATAAATACTGAGGAACTCAAAAATAAATTCCTAACTTGGGCTACCTCTCGAGTTGAGAAACAAGAAGAAATTGAAAAACTAGCCAGAACTCGTATGTTCTCACACGAACATGAGCTATTTGAAATCTGGTGTAATTATGACTACGATGATGATGGGAGGGTAGAAAAGTGTTGTTTTACTTTTCATAACTCAGCCGAAGATCCAAACATTAGTTTAACCCTCATTCGCCCCATTCTTAATCCTTGGGAACACCGAAAGAGGCCCTTCTTAGTCGACAAATGTTTCGAGCGTCCCCATAGAATCCTCGGCATCGGATATGGACAAAGACTTGAGAGATTGCAAGAAGGAATGTGTACGACGGCTAATCAAGCCATAGATAACTGGACAGTAGCTAATGCTCGAGCAATTACATATAAAAAGGGCTTAGGAATAAAAACTCCATTTAAGCTCTGGCCAGGGAGAGCTATAGCCGTAAACGAGCATACAGATATAAATGCTTTTCAACTCGGAGATATTTATCCCTCAGGTAACATGATTATTAACTTCCTCAAAGACGTTAGCGAGAGAATAACTGGAGTTAGCGAATACTGGATGGGGCAAGAAAGCTCCACCGTTGGTTCGAGTGCTACAGCTACCTCCACCCTTGCGTTAATTCAAGAAGGTAATAAGTTATTCGATTTCATGATGAAGGGCACTCGTAACACGCTTAACGAAATAGCTTACCTCCTTTATATGTACCTAAGACAAATGAAGCCCTCAGGCACAGTTTATCCTCTCTTAGGTCCTGAAGAAGGAACCTTAGTCGAACAAACTTGGTTAGCTATGGAAGGAGACGTGAGAAAGTGCATGGAGTTTGATTTAACTTCTTCCTCTTCAGCTACAAACAAAATTGTTGAAAGACAGAGTTGGATGGAATATTTTAACCTAATACTTGGTTATTATAACAAAATCTTTGAAGCCTCAGCTATCTTCTTCGACCCCCAAGCTCCTCTTGAGCTTAAAATGGTAGTCTCAGAGATGATGGTGAGTGCTCACTTAATTATGAAGAGAATCAGTCAAAATTGGGATATTAAAGACATAGATAGAGTCCTATTTAACCCAGAAACTCTCATCTCGATGCAAGTAGCTCAACAAACTTTAGGTCAAGGAGGTATACTTAGTGGACAGGGATCTAGCGATAGAGGAAATAGAGGGATTGGAGGACTTGGCTACCCACATAGGATACAGAGTGATAATAGAGGAGCTTAAGTCTCACTTATCCCACTGTATTCAAGGAGTAAGAGAAGCTAAAGATTGGAGTGACCATTTAGTATGGGAAGCCAGAGCAAGCTTGATCGAAGAGATGATACCCCTAAGGGCGACTCTATTAGAACAAGATAGAGAAAGTAAAAGACAACAAACATTAGAAAAGGAGGATCAAAATGACTAACGGAGTGAAATTAGACGAACAAGGAAATCCAATATTAACAGAACCAACAGAACCATCTAAGCCACCTACAGTTATAGATGGCGAAGGAATTCCAGAGTCCCTTAAAGGCCGATCAGTTAAGGAAGTAGTAGAATTACTCTTAAACACGAGCACGGAACTCGAAAGAGCTAAATCTACCCTCGGACAACAACAAGTAGAGATAGATAAACTTAAATCTCGTCCTACTTTCGAACCAGTTCCCACTGAGGCTGATAGGAGGAAAGCCAAAGAAACTGAATTCGTAAATGATCCAGTAACTTTTATTGATAAGCACTACGATGAAAGAATGAAACCTTTGGCTGATGAATACTTTAAAGGTCAAGCTGAACTTCAATATCAGATGCTTAAGAACGACAAAGAACGTTATCCTGATTTTAATAACCTTGATAAGGATATTAGAGGATACTTAGAAAAAATGCCCGTAGAGGTCCAAGCTAATCCAGTAGCTATAGATTGGGCTTATAAAATGTCCAGATATCCCGTTCTTGAGAAGATAGCTAGAGAAAGCAAAGTTAGAGAAGGTCTTCATAGTGAAACAGGAGGAAGTACTCCTCCTAAACCTACTCAAAGAAAAGAATTAGACACAGAAGAAAAAGCAGTAGCTGCTCGTTTTGGGATGACAGAGGAAGAATACATTAAATTTAGTGGTAAAGGTAACATTGATGAATTTTAAGGAGGCTAAAATGGCTATAGAGCAACAAAAATTGAGCGATAAAGAAATTAAGGAGCAAGTTAAAGAATTTAGCGACAAAAACATGGATATTCTAAGCGTTCAAAACAAGGATCCCAACTTTACTTATAGATGGGTAAACACTCATAAGCAGAACCTAGAGATGAAAAAAGTTCGAGGTTGGGAAGTAGTTAACGACAAAAATATTAAGTCCTTCACCAGTTCTACTGACTCCTCTCACACCCTAGGAGACGTAGTCTTATGTAAGATGCCAAAAGCAAAGTACGAAAAAATGATGAGAGATAGACGAGAGCTGGGAGAAGCAAGAAGAAAAGCAGTTAAATCTAACTTTAGAGCTGAAGCAGAAAACTTAGGAATCAAGACTTTTGATGAAAGATAAACTCATAATATGTAAGGAGGTGAAAATAATATGGCTACTTTGACCTTAAATAGAGCCCGAGTTGCTCGAACAATAAGTGGTAACTCTCCAATGATTATGACTTTTCCTGAAGCTGCCTCCCAGTCGTTTAAAGCTGGTGAGTTTGTTTATTTAGTCTCAGGTAAAGTAACTGTCTGTGATTATAACTCAGCTCTCATCTTAGGTATGGCAGCTGCTGATGCATCAGGGACTACAGATAAAGCTTGTCCAGTTTACGCCGCCAATGATGATACTATTTTTGAACTGCACAAAGCTGATGGAGCTCCTGGAGCAGGCACAGCCACCACTGGGTCAGCTACAGCTATCACCGATGTTGGAAAGCAGTTTGGTCTTTACAGAAACACAACGCTTAAATATTGGTGGGTAGCAGCTGGAACCTTTGGAGGTAATGAGAGAGTTGTAGTTGTTGATTTATCTAACTTCGACGCTGTGGGGGATACTGGAGGTAGATTACTCTGTATCGTCCATGGGAGAAATCGTCAGTTGTTTTCGACTTCATAATAAAGGAGGTGAAAAAATATGACTACACGAACTGGAAATTTCAGTAATCTCTTAGCTCCTGGGCTAAGAAAAATATTCTTCGACTATCTCAAAGGTCGTCCGCCTGAGTTTGACAAAATCTTCAATGTAAACTCATCCACACGTAATTATGAAGATGACTTCGAGATGAGTATGCTTGGAGGATCATTTCCTCAGAAGCCTGAAGGTGAAAGTATTCAATACGTGGATCCTAAGGCTGGTAGCACAGTTAGATACACCCATAAGACCTTCGGAATGGGGTTTAGAGTTACCGAGGAAATGTATGAGGATGATCTTTATAATAAGATCAAGAAAATGCCCTCAGGATTGGCTAAAGCTCAAAATAACACTATTGAGTTACAAGCCATAGGAGTCTTAGATGACGCCTTCACAGGTGCGACTTATACGGGCTTTGATACTTTAGCCCTATGCCATGTATCTCATACAATCCTTTATACTGGTGGAACTTATGCTAATAAACCCACCATAGATGCAGATTTAGGTCTCACAACGCTTCAGGCAGCTATAACAAATTTAGAAAAAACTCCTGATCAAGATGGAGTTCTCGCAGTAGTTAAACCCAAATGGGTTATTATAGCTCCTGATAACAAATTTATTGCTAGGGAGATCTTAAGATCCGAATATAAGCCCTACACCTCAGGGAATGAGATTAACGCCCTGCTGGATGAGGAGCTCAAATACTTCGTTTCTCACTATCTCTCCGACACAGATGCATGGTTTGTGCAGTGTACCACTCACGACCTTAACTGGTTCTGGAGACGTAAACCAAGATTTGATAACTCTGATGACTTTGATACTGGGGATGCTAAATACAAAGGTACCCATCGTTCGATTCAGGGTTTCGGAGATTGGAGAGGTATTTATGGTAGTTCTGGTGGTTAATCGCTAACTAGGAGAGTTATAGACTCTAAGTCTCTAACTCTCCTAAATTTAAATTTAAACTTAAAATACTCTCGGAGGTAAAAGTTATGGCTACAAAAAATACCAGCGATGGAAACATTAAGCTCCCTACCCAAGATGCAGCTGGTAACCTATTCGCAATTCTTAGCATCGAAGAAGGATCAGCTAACTCTTTTCACTGCTTAGCAATGAACGTGAGGGGGACTACTTATTACTATTGGCCCAACTCCTCAGGTGTTCTCAGATACGGAACCACCGAGCCAACAGTATCTACTCAAGATTCTGCTGGTGGTGCAGTTTAATGAACGTATTGCTTGGAGCTAAATACTCAGTCGTTGAGCCCCTTGGAGTTATGTTCTTATCTGGGATGCTCAAATCTCAAGGACATAAAGTAGATATAGCCTTAATTAAAGACGAGAAAGACCTTTTAGTTAAACTATCCCCCAAACATGACTTTGTAGGTCTCTCAACTTATACAGGCTACCACAAACAAATGTTCTCCTTGGCTGACTATCTTCTCCAAACACGCCATAAGGTCATCATAGGCGGACCTCATGCTACTTATTTCTCCTCTGAGTGCTCTAAGCATAGTAACTATGTTGTTAAGGGAGAAGGGTTAAAAGCTTTAGTTAACATAATTGAGGGTAAGGTTAACTCAAACATAGTTTTTGAGTCCTCTTTATTACCCTCAGAGCTAATCCCTATTCCAGATAGATATAGTATCTACTCTCAATATGATTCTTGTAAAACTAACCCAATAAAAAATGTTATGGCTAGCTTTGGTTGTCCTTATAGTTGCACTTATTGCTATAATGACAGTTATAAAAAGTTATACCCCAATTATGCTGTGAGATATAGAGAGGTTAGCTCAGTAATAGAAGAATGCCTACAACTTAAAGCTTATCCTTTAAAACTCATATACTTTGAAGACGACTGTTTTGGGTTAAAAATAAGCTGGTTGAGAGAATTCTCAACCGAGTATAAAGCCAAAGTTAACCTCCCTTATCACTGCCAAATACGCCCTGAGATGGTCACCAAAGAGAGACTTGAACTACTCAAGTCCTCCAACTGTCAAGGAGTAACTCTTGCTATTGAGACATCTAATGAAAAGATAAGACAAAACTTACTCGGAAGACTTTCTACAAACTCTCAAATAATTGAGGCTTGTAAACTAATAAAACTCAAAGAACTTAAACTAAGAACCGAACAAATGCTTGGAGTCCCCCAAACGACATTTGAGGATGAACTTGAGTTGCTTAAGCTTAACTCTCAACTCTCCCCAGACATGGCTTGGGTTAGTATCTATTCTCCTTATCTAGGTACAAGTCTCGGAGATTATTGTTTAGAAAGTAAACTCTACTCCCAAAACAATGATGATCTTAGTGATTCCTTCTTTGAAAAATCTAATCTCAACTTTGATTTAGAGCGCTTATTTAAAACTAACAATCTTCATAAGATCTTCTCGACTTGTGCTTTGTTTAAAAATGGAGAAGAGTTAGCTAAGAAGTACTTAGAAGGCGAGTTAAACTTACCTAGATGGTTTAACTTAACAAGAAAACACTTATTTGATAACAACTTATATGTTACCTAAGCAGATAATCTTAGAATTAACTAACTCTTGTAACTCCAACTGCGTAATGTGTTTGCGTAGGCACTCTAATCGTTTGGTTAAACATATGGAGTTAGAGTTAATCGAGAAAGTTATCTTAGAAATAAAAAACAAAAAGATGTCTACTCAAGATAATCCTGTTGGTTTATGCGGCATAGGAGAACCAACTCTTCATCCTCAACTAAAAGAAGCCCTCTCTATAATTAAACAAGTTCCTTTTGGTTTTGGTACTAATTGTGAAAATTTAACTCCTGAAGTTTCTCACATATTGATTGAGTCTAAATTCATTGATTTTAACTTATCTATCGACTCTATGTTTGCAGAAAGTCATAACAAAATAAAACCAGGATTAAGTTTCTATAACGTATTTAAGAATGCTAGATACTTCCTTGATCAATTAAGAGCTCAACCTTACCGTTTTTGGAGATCTGTAACTATTCAATTTATAGTTCTCGACCTAAACGTAAATGAGGTAAGAGATTTTATACTTTTTTGGTTAAACTACATAAAAGATATTCCTAATACTATAATCTACATAAAGCCTATATGTAAGTGGCCATCAAATAATGGGGATAACCAACACTATCCTTCACCAAGAAGCTTCAGAAAAATTGAAGATAGCAAAGTATTATATGGCGATTTTAATAACGTAGAATTCAGGGATAGTTGTACTTTATTTAATAGTTTCGTTCAAATTCAATCTGACGGTAGTTATTCCCCATGCTGTATGAACTCAGATGATGAATATAAGGTAGGTAACATTAAAAACTCAAGTATCGAAGAGCTATTTAACTCAAGCAAGATGAACTACTATCGTGATAAGTTTGATTCTAAAAACTATGACGATATCCCTTTTTGTCGTTATTGTTCAAGCTATGAGCTACAATATGAAATATGATATTAACTATTATGAAAAAATGCTCAGACAAAACTCTATATCTGCTGAGCGAATATCAAAAGTTAGATGGAAATTTATAAATCCTCTCAACCCAAAATACGTCCTTGATTATGGCAGCGGAGTAGGTTGGTTTAGAGCTTATCGCCCAGATGGAGTTGAAGTAGATAGTTACGACATAGGAGAATTTCCTCAAACTGGAATTACTCAAAGTTTCTACAGTGTGGTTTGCTTCTGGGATGTTTTAGAACATATAGCTAATTTAAGTGAAGTAGAAGGCATTCTAAGTATGACTAACTACATAGCTCTATCTCTCCCAATTAAATCAGATTCTCAGCCTCTTAGAAGTTGGAAACACTTCAAACCAGGAGAGCATTTACATTATTTCTCAGAGCAATCTTTAGATGACATATTTGAGAGATATAGTTTTAATATCTTAATAAGAGGAAAACCAGAGTGTCCTCCTAGAAAAGACATATTATCCTTGATTTATCAAAGGAGCTTAGTATGATAACTTTAGGCGTCCCAGCAGGTATAGGAGATTGTAGTTGGATAGTTAGCAAATTAGTTAACTCCCCTCAATGGCCAGAGGTTAAATTCTTAATCGCCGATGGTTGGCCTTATAGGACTAAACCCCTTTTTGATATGCTTGGAGTAGAATCAGACTATGGAAAATTTAATTATGAATTTATCTTAACCTTTGAACAAATGCATCCTTATAAAACATGGGAAACTATAACCTCCAATGGTTTTGGAGTTTTTTACCTTCAACCTAATATGTTTCTTGAGAGAGATACTTTAAATAATTGGCTTCCAGATTTAGAAACTAATTATCATTATAAGTTAAAACTACCTCAAATTAAGAACAAGAAATACTATGCCAAACTAACAAAAGGTAACTGGATAGGAATTAGTGCTGCTTCCTACAGAGGACACGAGGCTTGGAGAACTTGGAGTATGTCAAAGTGGAAGAGCTTAGTTAAAATGCTCTTAAATGAAGGTTATAATATTTGCTTCTTAGGCGGCTCTTGGGATGATTTGACAAGATCACTTGAGTTTGAATTTGGTGATGATAGATGTTTAAGCTTAGTAGGTCAAACCGAGTTTAGTGAAGCTTGTGCTGTTCAAAAGTTACTCAAATTTTATATTGGATTTAGTTCAGGTTTAGGAATAATTAGAACTGTCTTAGGACTTCCTACAATTATGTTATTTCCAGATCATTTACAAAGTTTAAGCATAAGCTGGGCTGATCCTAAGGATGTAGAGAGTAAAAAATATATGGCGTTAACTTATATGAGGCCTAAGTCAGTATTCAAAGGCTTCAAAGTTCAAGAATCTATTTGGAGGTAGTTATGAAACGAATCATTCTCACCATCATCACTGTTTTAATGCTGGCAACTCAAGTCTTTGGAGCAACCCTGAACTTGAGGGCGACTGGGACATCTGGAGCGGGGATTAAAATAGAATTTGTGGATTTAACAAAGAGGTACTAACGTGGAAATCAAAGGCTACAAATATATCGCTCATAAAGTAATTCCACGTCCCTGGGGGGTAGAGTGTCGTTTTACTGTTTCAAGATTAACAGATGACTCCCATATAAACGATATTGCCATGCTTGAAACTGGCAAAGAGGATGAGAAAGAAATCGCCCTTGCGATTGAGGATAGACTGTCTCGCATAGACATCTCGTTTGAATATAAAGAGCCTGAACGAATCTATACTGAAACAGAGATCAAATCCTTGTTGGTTGAAAAGGGATATTTGCAGAAAACAGAAAAGATCGAGGATTTAAAAGTATTGAGTGAGTTAACGGCGGAGGAGA